TTATTTTGGCGTTTCTTAAAAGGGCTTGTTTGTCTTTACGTGCTCTATTAACAATATATTCTTGAACACCAAACTTGCTATTAAGTAACGCGTATTTAATGTATGCATAAATATACTCTTCAAACATTTTATTTACACTTACTGCGTCATCATTACCGTTTTCCATCCCATCAGATATATACTGTAATATGCATTGTTGGTTTGCCATTGTGGAGTCAAAATTAATTACCCCTGCTTTTCTGTCAATAGTAAAGGTAGGATTGAAATTAGCTGTTTCTGTATTTAGCCCGTAACGAGCTCCAATACGAGAACTGTCAAAATCAGAATCATAATTGTTAAATCCTGGATTAGCGTTTTCATCATTTAAATTGTTTAAATAAATACTTTCTAATGTTCCATTTGTTCTTGCCGTGTCAAGTGAAGATGTTTGTGTGTTAACATCATCATCTGCATCATAAGTAAAACTTGAACTTCCGGTTTGAGCAAAAGATGTTGCCGATTGGACTTGGATATTTTCTACTAAATCTCTAATTACATTGTCTTTGAACAATGATAGTTTAACCCAATTTACAAAATCAGGAGGTAAAACAAATTTTAAATCATCATATACAGTAAGCTCTAAGGCTTTTATAATTTTAAAAGCATCGTAGTTTAGTTCTTGTATACCGCGCTTTGCGTGAAATAAAATTTGAAATCTATTTACGTTGTTTATTAATTGATGGTTTCCTTGATACATCAATAAAAAATTAGTTACTACATCAAGCAAGCTAACGTATTGGTATGAACCCCAATTTGAATCTGTTGGCACTACGCCATCATTAGTATAATATTTCTTTTGATCTATATAGGCCATAATTATTGTTGTTGATTTTGCATTTGTTCCTCAATTTGTCCAAACTTAAACACGTCTCCTTCTCTAATAGATATACCTGCGTACTGTAATATTTTTGCAACTAAATCATTAGCGTCGTCTATAGGTAATTCAAAGTCTTGATAATCAGCTTGACTTTGGTCAAATATAGGAGATCCACTAGCTATTGTAGAGAAAGTCCATTTAGGGTCTAAAGGATATCTAATGTATTGTGAGGATACATCTGTAGCGCCATTAAAAGTAGTTGGTAATACGGTTATTAAATTTGACTGTAAAGTATAAGCTGGGTAGTTAACTGAAGGAGCCGTTAAAAGAGAATTGCTTAACAAAGTAATTTTACTTTGTGAAACTCTTTCTGCCTCTCCTTTAAATAACCCTCCACTTGAGCATAATACTTTATTTATAATATAATAGTCAGAGGGTAACGTGTATACATTCGCTGCACTTTGGGTTAAAGTTGCGGTAACTGAAAAAGAATCGATTACCTCTTCATATCCTTTTTTAATATCCGCATACCCTGTGCCTGAAACTCTAGCGTTTTCTTCGTTTATCTGTTGGTTATAATTTACAAAGTATTCATCAAACAAATCTAACTGAGCTTGTTTGGCAAATAAGTTAAAATCACTTGGTGAAATATACCCGTAATTATTTTTATTAATAATCGCTAATACGGTGTTTCGTACAGAGTTTATCATTAGTAATCAATTTGTACAAAGATACGTAAAAAAAAAGAGGTCAATTATTTTTGACCTCCTTCTTAGTATTACGATATACCTTCTATTTGAGTGTTCTTTATATAGCAGAAGTAGCTATATTAAACACGGGTAAGAAGTTTTTATTAGGCCCTAATATTTGATAAGCTTCTCCACTTACAAATATACCTCGGTCTAACGTAAGTTGAGTATCACTTACTACCGCTGTTACAGTTGCTGTCTCAGAAGTAGATAATTTTACTGCAGTGTTGCCAACAGATACTGTTGAGGTAAAGTTTTGTCCGCTTTCAATTAAAGCAAACGCCGCTGTTGCATCAGTTGTTCCGTTATCTGTTACGTTTAAAACATGTGGTTTTGTCCATGGATAAGATGGCTGAGACCACTCTTGCTCGTTAGCTCCAATAACATAATTTTGAAAAGCGTTTCTTACGGTTTCATCTCCAGTGGCAAATATACCATCGGGTATGTATTGAAGTGTAAGCTCAACACCTGAGGCGCTTCCGTATCTAATAGTTATAGATGCGTTTTGAGCATCTGTAGATACGTTTTCTGTTAAAGCAATATCGCTTGCTCCTAAAAGCTGAGTATATTCTAAAGTTGTTTCTCTAGTAACTATAAAAAGCTCACTGTTAGCCATAATGTCAGCGCTTAACGCAAGAGTTGTGTCGTTAGTTACTGCCGTTACAGTAGCTGTCGTAGCGTCTGTTTGGTTAGTTACAGTGTCCCCTACTTTAACAGGTGTAAGTCCTGAAACAAATGTTCCTGTTGACATTACAAGATTGTTAGCACTTGTGCTAGTTGTTGATCCTGCTGCTAAAATATGTGACGTTCCAGAAAATACATAATATGTAGCTCCTGATGGTACACCTGGGTTTGTAGCTGGCCCAACAGAAGTTAAGCTAAGTTGCGTGTCGCTATCAATTGCAGATACTTTATAAAACTCTCCACCTGTTCCGCTATTAGTTGTGGTATCATATACATAATCACCTACTAAAACCTCTTGGGTAAATGTTTGTCCTGCATCAATTAATTTAAGAGTTGAAGATCCGTCTCCACTCGTTGCACCTGACTTGACCATTGAAGATACAGGTACTGATAATAATTTGTCCATTTCCATAATTCTTAGCTTATTCCTATTCCGGACACATATCCGTCTGTAAGAGGTTTATAATATACTGATGTGTTTGTCCATCCTTTAGATAACGCATCTAAAATTGCGTCTTGAAGATCTTCTCCTGCTAAAGGAATTTCTGCTGTTCCTCGGTTGTTAGGCCAAGTGAGTCGTACTGTTTTGCCTTGTCCATAAAGTATATCTACTTGCGTTGCACTAGCTTGAGTAACAAGCTTAATATCTGATATAGATACTAGTTGTTCGTTTCCTCCGGCTGCAACTTCTGGCACTGATAAAAATTTTTCCATAATAAATAATGTGATTAGGGGTTAAATACTTGCATTTGCAATTCCAGTTACTGAAGCTAAACGCATGGTTGGGCTTCCTGACGTGTTTGTGTTGATCATGCCTGGAGACCAGTCATAAGCTACACTTGTCCAATCAGTTGACAAAGCCGCTCCAACAGCGCTTTGAAAAGTATCTCTAACGCCAGTTAAGCTTGAGCCAGCTGCAGGGGTAAACGTAATAGTGTTTTTTCTGCCTGATCCATAATTAACCGTGATAGTAGTTGTGCTTGCTTGCTCAATGAGTTTAATGTCATTGGCTTGAACTAATTGGCTACCTTCATTGGTAACCGGTATTCTAATATATTTATCCATAATAATAATGAAATTAAGGGTTAATAATAACTACAAAGATACAATAAATATCCCTAGGTGTTTTTGGCTAATTCTTTAAGATGCTTAAACGACTCGATCCCGTCATCGCTTTGAAAAAACGATACTGCCATATATAAAGGCTCCTCTCCGTAAGGAACATTCATTAGTTTCTTTTTATTAGAAGCGGTATTATACCATATCTCTTTGTCTTTATTTCTTAAAGAAAGCAAGCCTTTGTCAAAAAATCCTTGTACTGTAGCGTTAAGTTTAAGCGCAGGATCTTTGAGTAAGGTCATAAAATCTTGTGGATTGTTTTTAGCAAACATTAAAATATCTCTCTTAAGTTCTTCGAGTGATACCCGTGAAACGTCTTTTTGAAATAATACTCTAGAGACATTCTCTACTTGATCTGGCTCTAACTGTCGTGCTTCAATAAGAGCGTCAACCTCTAGGTTAAAACTTTGTACAATTTGTTCAGCTTCTTTTGCTTTGTTTATCTCGACAAAAGTTCTTCCGTTACCTGGATGCAGTTCTAAAAACCTTTGTAAAACTTGATTGGTTTTGTCAACTGTTAAAAAACCATCTTCAAAGATAATAGGTTCTAAAATAGCCGTTTCATCTTGTTCGTCTTGAAACGGACTTTTTTGATTACGAGCATATCTTAAAGGTTTATTAACCCCAGTGGATTCATCAAAATATAGTAAAGGATATCTTTGGGTGTGTCTCGACGCCAAGATAAGGGATAGCGGAGCATTTTCCCTAGTTAGTCTATATGACTTAGATTTAAAAGTTTGTGTACTTTTCATAATATTTGAATTTAATTTAATTTATAATTTATAAAAAAGGGGGCGATTAAACCCCCTTTAATAAAGTAATCTACTATTCTTGGAAGATAAAGAAGTTGTTAGCACCTAAAGTACATACAGCTCTTTCAGACAAGAAATTAACTTGC